AAAGAATGAATCCACAATTGAATCAACTCTTTCTTTTGCCGCTCCTGATAATTGTTTTTGAATAATAGTATTCATAATAGAAGGGTGATCGACAACAATCTTCCAACTTATACTACCTTTTCTTGAAGTATTCTTATACGTGTAAATTGGTTCGGGTCTTCCCAAGAAATTAGTTGACGAGAAATCAGGTGTACTATCATCACTAAATGATATATCATATGGTGGGAACCACATGACTCTACCTCCATTTGGTCCTTTTTCACAAACAGGTAAATCATCATAAGTAAACCCAGGTCTATCTGAAGTTCTCCATGCTAAGTTCTCAATAGAGAACATATATTTTTTAACTTTGTTGTCTACAATGTTTGTTGATCCCGGATTCTTAAGTGGAGCAATGTTAAGGTTATAAGTCTTATCCAATACAGAATAAGAGAATTTTCTACCTTCCGTAGTAATACCATCACTCTTTTGTAAATCAGCATATGTGAAATAAGGGGTATCCTTTTGGAATACTCTACAATATTCAATACCCGCTTGAGAACCATCTGTCTGATCAGTATACGATAACACCATTGACCCTTTAGTCATTTCCTTGTACCCATCATTGAATACTTTAGAAACTTGGTTAATTGCATTACCTACGTGTTTTAATCTTGCTTGTCCTTGTACCTTATCCGCAGACTCAATAAGTCTTTGTGTTTTATCTAAGATTGAATCTCCTTTGAAGTCTATGTCTGTAGATTGGTATCTATCATAGTCACTTCTTATAGATTCAAATTCCTGATCTAAGTTAGTTACCGCACCTCCAGGTCCTACTTTAAAACCTGCGTTGTCTCTATATTTTGGTGATGTCCAAACAAATTGTCCTGATATACCACCACCATTAGAATATGATTTTCCTTTTAATCCAAATTGTAATTGAGATTCATTTCCTTCATATAAAATACCAAGTTCCTGAGGACCATATACAATTGTTTGTATTTGTCTTCCATCTTTACCGATAGGTACTTGATTTGCCGGTGAATCAATTTGTGAAGGTTCAGAATTTGCACTACCAACATAATAACCACCACTTTGTGCTTTATCTTGATCAAATAATCTATCAATTGCCGTTGTGGCACCTTGTATAATTCCTCTATTGTATGCCGGTCTATATTTGTTATAATCTAAACTTGAAAATAAAACCGATCTTTGTCCAAACCCTGTGTTCGCAACAAATATTTCAGACGGGTTCTTAAACCTATTTAATATAGGACCTAAAAATCCTCCAGTTAAATTATTCGCAACATTTAGAGCCGATTCAGTCTGAGGAGAATCAATGAAGTTTTCATTAAAATAATCACCCGGAATAAATGAAACAGGGAAATAAGTCCCCGTTAGTCTATTTGCCAATCCAACTGCGGCAGTTATTGGGTTTTCAGGTACGGTAATCCTCCAATTTTTATCAAAAAATGGTTGTTTACCCGTTGCAACCATACTAGCACTAAATGGATCCTGTAATGAATCTAAATTAACCCTACCAATAGTTGTTTGTAGTATTTCACTCGCAATTCTTTCCTCAAATAAACTTTTAAGTTGAGCAGCACCAATTTTGGCTAAATAGGTATCTTGTGATAACGGTCCATTAGATCCTGTTGGATTATCACTAAAAATTATTTCATATGGTGAATATGTTGAGTTGACAAATGAAGAAGGATCCCAATAAGGTGTATATAATTTAGGATTACCAACAACGTCAGTAATGATAACTAAATCTTTATAACCACCTTCAGGTCCATAAACATTTTGAACGTATGCAGCATCAATATAAAATTCATTTACTAAATCTAATACCGTATCAGTTGGTGCGTATGGTCCTGAATTTGACGCAACAGGTAATGGTGCTCCAGGTACTGAATATTTCCCATCATAACCACCATCAGGTCCGTACTCATTAAGTGAGTATAATCCATCTGCTAATATGTTTGTTGATATTAAAGAATCGGGCGAATCAATGACATTGTTTACAGATATACTTGTTTCGTAATTAACACTATTACTACTAGGAGAATAAGATCCTGGTACCGAATATGGTTGTAAATTACGGGCTAATAATATATCCCTAAAATTTGACGAAGATGCAAACGATAATGTACTATCTGACATACTTTTTTATTTATAAATACCTTGAGAATTTTTTTATAGAAAACATAATTTTAAGAATTTTCTATTTCTTATCCACCAAGTCCTGAGTTTTTGGCCACATATAATTTATCAAATTGTGATTTAATCGTAGGATCTACTATCGCATTTAATACTTTTTTATTAAATTCAGCATCACTTAGTGATGTTCCCCCATCTCCCTTAATAGTTAGAGTATGGTTAACATCACCACTAACCGTTGTTTTTGTTTCCGCGGGACCACCTGTTTTAAATTGTTCAATAAGTGATTGGATTTGTGTTGCAAATGGTGAACTTGGGTCCATTACTATTTGGGTTGGTTGTACACCAAGTGGTGAATATTCTTTAGTTATCATATTAGTAACATCACCAACGGTTTTAATTCCGGCATTTCCGGCACTTTTGACTATATCTCCGGCAATTGAAACTAGACTATCCTTAACCGAAGTTAATGATGTCTCAACCGTTTTCCAAGTTGTTTCACCTTTAAAATATCTTATCATTTCTTGTTCCAAAGGTCCAAGAGTATTTGTTGCGGCACCTCTTACGTTTTCAGTTGTTATGTCTTTAGTTATATTTGTTGCTATTATTGCCTCAGTTTTATTCATAACATTATAAAACCTATCCATCGTTGGTGTTGTTGCCTTACCAAGATCAACCGCAACTTTACTACCAGAAATAGATTTGTTAATTTGTTGTAATGCGGTTAATTGATCTAAAGCAATTTGTTCAATTGTTTTATTTTCATTTGATTGTTGTTCTTTTAATTTAGTAATTTGATCTGCCGTTAAATCTTTAACATTAATGTCATCCATTTTACCCGTTATATCATTTCTAATCTGAAGTACCGCCTCACCACCTTTCATCTGAGACATATTCGCAATTAACATCTTATCTTCTTCAGATGCCGCAAAACTTGGGAATTTAATTTTACTCATCTTCATATCCAAGTCGGCACTCTTAATTGACATATTTGCCAATTCATCAGCATTCATACCCAATAGAGGTGCAATCTCTCTTAACCTACGTTTTGCACCAGGTAAAATTTCAAAACCTGACCCATCAGCCTTTAATTTGGTAAATTCTTTAGATATGTTAATCATTTCTTTTTGTAGTGCCTCAGGGTCATTTTGTGCTAAATCCATCGCCTTTAATGGATCTAATAACGCACTACTTGCAACACCTAAACGTTGTAATGATGCCGATAAATCAATTGCCTTTTCAGGTGACATTAAATCATCCGCTAGTTTGAATGTTTTTTCCATACTAAATCCTAACATAGATGCTTGAGAGGCCATTTTCGCCAAACCTTTAACTCCACTATCAAAATTGAATAGGTTTAATTGTTTTAAATTACTAACAACGTCCGCAGAAACTGCCTTCACATTAACACCAACACTTTTTGCATAATTTGCAACTTCCGCCATTCTGTCACCAACATCATACAATGACATACCAACACCTTTAAATTCCAATGCCATTTTACTTGCACTTACTCCCGCAACATTAGAGGCGGCAGCCATCTCAACAAGTGCTTCTTTTCCTAAAGAAGTATTAACCCCTAAATCTTTAGGAATTTCCGTCATTGCCTTTAACGCATCCGATTCACTTACCCCAAGTTTAATCATTTCAGGTAATGCGTCGGCAATAGTTGTCTTAATTTCAGACATTCTAGCCTGACCAAGACCTAACTCATTAGACATTTCTTGAGCACGATCCCTTAAATAATCAGCACCTTTAAAATTAGTTGGGTCCGCAGCGTCTTTAAAATCTTTAAGTATACCGGCAAAAGTATCCGCACTATTAGAAAGGTCAGTGGTATTATTTACATAGGTTTTTTCAACATCTAAATCACCCTCACCACCACCATATGATTTACTAGTTTTAGTTCCATCAGATTTACCTTTACTATAAGCATTATCAATATAACCTTGAATTTTCTTTAAGTCATCACTACTTAAACCTTTTATGTTGTCTAATTCACCCATTAATAGTTTTTACAATAAATATTTAGGTATTAAGTTTTGGGCGTATTTTCCTCTACTATCTTATCTAGGAGATATCTCCTAATATAGGTTGGAATTTTTAAGAATTCATTATACGACGTTCTTAAAAATTTCGCCAAATAATAAAACTCATCTAATAAAAATTTTGAGTGATTAGAAGAAAGGCCGAAAAAACTCCACCCCAAAGTTGATGATTACATCGACTTTTTCTCCTGACGGGGTGTAAACTGTTTTCCTTAAATCCAATCTCGGTTCGTTTTCTTTAAGGAAATTTCTTATGAACTTAGAATCACCAATTGGCATATTTTGACAAAATACGCTTATTTCATTTTTATCAGGACTACCATTTAATTCTAAAATGGTCTTATTTAGTCTTGTTGTTATTGTAGGTGCAGTATATCCAGCGGGATATGAATCAATTATTTTAGCAATTTCAATTGTGTCATATAAACTTAACATTTTAAGTTTAACATCTACTTTTGATTGTGGTAATTTAACAGTAAATGTACCATCTTCATCAGGTTGTACTTTTGGTTTCGTAAGATTTAATTCATCCAACATAACAGAAGCCTCAAAAGATTGACCGTTACTTGGGTCAATAGTTGTTATTTTATATTCAGGACCAAAGGATGTATTACGTAAAAATAAAAGAATCGCTTCAATATCGCTTTCTAATAATTCTTCAGGTCTAATATCCCTTTCATAAAGTTTATTTCGTAATAAAGGTAATACAACACTTTCATTAATTGATCTTCTTGAATCAATATTCACTAAAATATTTTCATCACTCGCAGTTAAGTAACCAACCTTAACACTTTTCTTTTTAGATTTGTAGAATAAACCACCTGAAGGTAGTGTCACCACATCATGTGGTAAGTTAAAGTCCATTTGCCCGTAAGCAGCCGTATCTTGATCCATTTTTTTTATATTTTTTAATTTATTATTGCACAAAAAACCGTATACACTATAAATGTACACGGTTAATATTAAAAGTAAATTTTTTTAGTATACTAATATACAACGATCCATACGAATATTTGAAGTGATCCCCGCAATCTTATCAGAGTCATATGATAATGAACCACCATCATATCCTGTCAAAAAGGCTCCTTCTAAAATCCATTTTTCAACAACAACTCCCGTTGGGTCTAACATTTCCAAATCAACATTTTTCTTGTATCCTGCAGCATAACCCATACGACCTGTAACAGACTCCGCACATAAACGAATCCATTCCATAACCGCTTGAGACGCTGAAGGTCCGATTGGATCTCTAAACTTAACTGAAATTTCTTCCCAGTTGAATCTACCCGCAACGTATGTCTCAGTGTTCAAGAAAGGAATGTTCACTGAATTAATTTTTAATTTAGGTCTCGAAGTACTCTCCACATACCACTCATTAATACCAAGTGATGATGGGAACCTTAAAATCCAACGGTTTTCGCGTTTAGGTTCGTAAGGAATAGGCATTTTCATTAACAAATCAGCCATAATTATTTATTTTAGTTTTTAGTTTATTTTAGTTTTTATTATAAATATCACGATAATAAAATTTTTCTATTTACTTCCATTTTTTTTGGACATATTCTTATACTAGACCAGACAAACTAGTTAATATAATTTCTTTTGTCCTCCTGC